TCTTTAGTGCTATACAAGCTTTTTGTCATACGGGCAACCTTGTAAGTTTCTCTACCATATTTAGTTCTTCTGCTTCTCTATAAATCTTAGCTTTCAGAACTGGTGATCGGCGAATAATTTCTCCTATCACTTCAACTTCTAATCCATACTTATCAGCGTATACAATTACTGCGTCAATGTATGGCACACCCTTAGCGATATTTTCTGAAATTTCTTTCATTATCGTTTCAGAGTTTAATTCTTTGATAAGCCCAATGCTTTTGCTATCTGCGATTTTTTATGCTCCCTGCCCAACAAGTAGGCTACTTGAAATATATAGGCGTAATCCCTATTATCATTAATATAAGCCTCACCGCCAAGTGAGACTGTGCCAACGTTTGTGTCAATTTCAACTTGATACAAACCCTCTTCAACATATTCAGTTTTAGCCATTGAGTATCTTGATTCCAAGCGTCCAGTTTTCAGCGGCATTCTCTACAAAAGACTCATGCTTACCGGGAAACAACTCAGTCTTAAAAGGCTCACTATCGCCGATACCCATGTAATAATTTAATCCTACAACGTTATTTTCGTTAATGAACATTTCTGCTCTAGGACCTGAACTGTCTTCTTTGTAGAAAGTTGATAGATGCTTTACCATCTTTGTCTCCTTTTCTGATTTACATGTGACTATTATAGCAGGTAATACCGCTATTGTCAAGAATTATTATCATCTATTTCTATTACTTCTAGAAGGGCTTCGATCTCTTCGATTTCGGACACGATCTCACTCACGTTCTGCTTGTGGTAGATACGAGCCATTTTGCCTAGATATTTTTTGGGAATGCCTATGTCTTCTTCAAGAGATATGATTGCTTCTTTAACGAATTCACGTTCAGCCTCTTGTCTAAGATAGGAGTTACTGATTTCTTGCATTGCGTCTTTGAGTCGCTTGCGATCAACGGGTGTTGATGGAAGTACTATCGATGTCATACTATATCCTCATAGTGATTAAATGAGTGTTCATAATAACAGATATCAATGTCTCTGTCAATACATTTTGTGAAAAGAGGCGAGTAATTCCGCCTCTTTTTATCTTAATAGTTTATGCTTTTAGAAGCTAAAAGTTGCGCCGATATGAATCTCTTCACGTGCGGCAGACTCTAGGTTGTACTTTGTCTTTGCATAGTACTCTACAGAATCCATTGCGCCCATAGTATAGTTTAATTCGAACTCAAGCGTAGGCATAACTTCGATAGTGTTATCTGCTACCAATTCGTTATCCCATATTGCCAACTCTGTGCTTGTTACAAAGTTCAAGCCTTCAGTTGGCGTAAATGTCAACGCCGGTTCGATATCAACTGTCATGCGAGCCGCATCTACAGCATAGTTAGCGTCTACTTCACCGCCAAATGACCACATAGAGTCTGCATATGCAGTAGTTGCTGTTAATGCCGCAACAGTTGCGATTACGAGTTTCATTAGATTTCCTTTCTTATTATTGAAACTTGGTCCGACTTTTCTGTTCCAAGGCAAGTCGGCAGCCCGTCAGTTTATGCCGCTAGGGCGTACTCTGAAGGTGCAAAGTTATCGTTTGCGTTTAGTTTAGTTTCTTGCGTTAACGGAGCTTGCGCCCGAATTCTCCACGTTCTCTATTCTGTCAGTCGATTCCTACTTCAGCCCCATCAAAAATACATTGTCTTCGACCCTTGCGAGGTCTGTGTCTCTGCAAAGACACCTTATTGCAGTAAGGCGCAATGTACTTTTGGTGGAGCTGTCGGGAGTCGCACCCGAGTCCTGTCCAGCGTTGATAAGCTTCAACGAATCACTCTTATTTATCTAATATAACACTTTAATGGGCTTGTGTCAAGCATTAAGTTACAAAATAGTAACCAAAAAACAACAGTGCTAACCACAATAATCCCTTAATGAAAAAGAAGGCAAAAGTACCCCATGCAAGAACCTTAGGAGTAAGTAATGCCTTCTTTATTCGGTTTAACTTTTTCATCATACACGTACTTATAGTACACATATCCGACTTTTTATAAACCGTTTGGTATCAGTACATAATGTATAGTCAGAACTATAGCAACTGAAGCGCCTAGTCCAATCATCATCTTCTGAAAGTCTCTTGCTACTAACGGGAATACAGATTTCATCTTCATCTTACCTGTAAACGTTGCGATAGCGAGTTCACGACCAGCAAGCATACCTACGAAGACCCACGTAGTTGACATAGGAATGTCGTTGAGTTCTTTGAAGAAGTATAGGCATAACCAATAGAACAAGTCGATTAAAGTCGCACTACGGACATATCTTGTGTTGTGCTTCTCTAGTACAATCTGCTGTATCTTACCACCACGTTCTCTGAACATGAAGAAAAGACCCACAACAAACACACATGATATTAGCATCATTAGATCGACTGGCACAACACGAGGTAAGAACACAGCAATATTAGCCATGTCATGTGACAGCCAAGTCCACCAAAGTCCACCTGTTGCGAACCATTGCGCTATTCGCCAATAGTTTTTGTTCTTCTCTTGCACTGGTTCTGCTTCATCAAGTGTACGTGATACAACGTACCACACACCGTATGCGAACAGAGCGGCAATACCATAACCCATGATGCTTTTCATCAACATCTTTTCTAGCACAAAAGTACTTGCAAAAGCACTCAACACTAAAAAGGATGTTGATACTGGTACACCAAGTCTGGTAAGTAGTACGAGTATTCCTGGTGCGGCGGCATGATACCACTGAACTTCTTGCCAGGGAATCTTATTCAATCGACCATAGCTGATGTCTCCACCATTTACAGTCCAACCATACCATAGTGTTGCTAGTAGTACAGCACTTGCGGCTGCCCACATAGTCTTGTAGTTGAATCGCTCATTGTTTGATGCCATCCAAGTGCCGAGCGTCTGCACTGAATCATTTGCGATTACCGCATAAGAGGCAAAAAGGAACCCAATAAGGCTCCAGATAGTTAGTAGTTCCATTCACTTTCTCCTTAAAAATGATGTTACAATATTTCAGGAAATAAAGACTCGGATATAAATGCATCAACATCATCGGGATCTAGTCCTAGACTCTTCATCACGTTAGGAGTGTGGGGATTCATTTTTTGATGTTCCGCATAATGGTTTTGAGTTGCTATTCCGATATCGCTATTGGAATTGCCGTTATACTTGCCAATATTTTTCTTATAGTAGCACAGACCTTCTTTCGCTACTTTACAGATTTGATTGATCTCACTTTCTTCTTTGACCATACCAGCGGCAATCATACTGTCGCTAAATATTGCTTTTGCCCAATCAGGCAATTCTCTCTCACGTTTCCATTGTAATGGCTTTGCAATTGTCGCAAAGTGTTCCATCATTGGATGTTCCATATTAGCTGTAGCTGAGAAGTCGTAAAACGCACCAGTCATCTTATTTGGTCCTGCAATTACGTCAAAGCCATAGATTGGTCCGTCATTATGAGTATGAGGAAATACGCAAACGTGCATCATCCAAAGCTTTCGCTCTTCACGCATGTCAACTACGTCTACGTGTGCCCGTCTATAGTTATTGTTTTTCCAGACACGATTTACCCAACCAGGTTGATTGAATCTTTCCATGCCTGGCTCTTTCACTTCGTTAGCGTCTTCTGATAGCTGTTGGATCAGATTATTTTGTAAGTCAATTAGACTATCCCATATCATGGACATTATAAAAGTACTCCCAGAATAGATGTGCATATAATTAATACGTATATACCGTACAGCATTGTACTTAGCCTATCAAGTCTTTTCTGTCTTTCACCGAAAGCAAGCATTAGTCTTTCAAATGATTCATCCAGTTCGCTCTTCATCCAATAACTCCTCAAATAGTCTGATTGCAAAGGCAAAACATCTGTTTGCCTCATTCGCCATACTGTCATTCAATAATAGACGTATGTTTTCTTTCATGCCCTCTTTGTCTTCAAACTCGTACATCTTACCACTGCCTGGAATACGTTTAGCGATGATTGCACCGCCATACATATCTCCGAAATGTCGCACATATAAGTGTGCGATAATGCCGTCAACATCTTCATTCATCAAGAGGGTTTCGATGTGACCCGCATATTCTTGTGTAGACTTGCATATGTATTCTCTATAAGAAAATCCATATAATTGCTCTAGTTCTTTTATATCCTTTACAATCTTTTCGGCTCTAAAAATAGACCTAAACTCCTGAGGGAATGCGAGTTCACGCAAAGCCTGCTCAAGGACATTATAATTTTGGGATTGATTTATAAGATATTTGTAGTATAAGAATGGATCGATTTGTCCACTCAATAGAATTTTTGCAAATTCTTTGCGCTCTGCTGATCTATGGTTATCTGCTGTTAGTTTCTTTAAGTTCAATGTTCATCTCCAATTCAGTTCTCGCACTTATATGTGCGAATCATATTAACTTCTCATAGTATATATGATTCCTACAGCCACTCTGAATTTGCTGGTACATATGACTTAATTTTCATACGTAACGTCTTATCTAGTTTATCAGCGGGTGTAACTTCTTTGCTTTTTCTCTTAACATAAAAATAATTTGCGTCTTTAACGTACATGCCGCCTTTGCCAGATTTGACAACTGCGCTATCTACACCAACTTTGTTGAATGCAAATACGATGTCACCGTCCATATACTTCTTCAATGTCTTACCCATACTAACGATATCAAGCATGGTCTGAGATGCTCCACGATGAGTGTTGACTAAGATTTCTGTAGGCACTGTACGGCTACGTCTTAAGTTCTGTGCTTTTGCGACTTCGATATCATTAACTACCCATACGATATGGATGTTCTCTTTTGCATATCCTAGTGCTTGGGCTTGACTCGAAATGTTTTGAAGTTTGCGTAAGTCTTTGAGTGTTACATCAAATATTAGATTTGGCTTACGATCTGGATCTGCAAGTAGAATGCCTCTATACAGTGATTTCTTTACACGATTGTCTAGGTCTAAGTAGTCGCCAACAATCTGGTGCATCTTAGCAACGTTCTCTGGCTTCTTAAGATCAGCACCAATCTTCTGAATGTCTAGTCCAAGTTCTTTCTTAACACGTGCTTGAATAGCAGGAGATGCGGCTGCCGCTCCCTTGAGTTCATCTACATCAAATGTCTTACCTTCGATACCAACTAACTTGCTCTTAATGAATCCTTTTCCTGATCCAGCCCCGCCTGCCATGATGACAATATTGCCGAATTTAGGATAGGCTTGACCGCCAAAAGTGATAAGTTTTTCAAGAAGAACATCGTATTGCTCAGAGAGGTATTCTTCTCTTAAGATGTTATCCAAGTATGTTGAGAACCCACGCATTGTTTATATACCCTTGTTATTGTGTACTTCTCTTATTTATAAAAAATGTGAGACTCGATTCTGCTTGTTTTAGTGTATGATTTAGACCAATATGGGTTAACATAAGACGCATGATACATCAAGGCGCCTCCCGTAATGTCACGCTCAGTGCCGTAGTTACTCATAACCCATTCAGCATGTGTTTTAGCTTCTAAGAATTTAACTGTATCACGAGGAGTATCATTCTTGCCATCACAGTACCAAGAGAACTGGCACTTATTACGAATAGGATTGCCCTTACTGTTTACATGAGACTGATAAACGACATCACATATAGTATCTGGGTACTTGTCGCTGTAGACACGATTCATTGTAACCATGCCTACTGCTTCTTGACCTAAAGCGGAATCACTTCTTGCTTCATGATATATGTTAAGTGCCATACACTGCAACTGTTCCT